CGTTTTTAATAAACGTTACTCTATTTTCTTGCATTTTGCCTCGCATTCTTTCCAGAAAGTTTCTAACTCTGGAAATGTATTTAAAAAATTTGTGCCTTGACGTTTGTCTTGCTGGCTAAAAAATAAATAAAAATTCTCTTTAGCTAATTCACTGTTAAATCCAGTATCCGATTTAATCCAATCGATCAATCTCTGAACTTTGCTGATTTCAAAATCGCTGAATCCTTTAAACTCATTCCATTTGGTTTCTGGATTATATTTCATAAACTCGATTGTGCGTTCTAACTCAGAAACTAACACAGGCAGTAATTTAGGATTTAAAAAATCTGGATCAATTAGCTGTGGTACATCAAACCAAATCAACTGACGACCGCTGTTAAATTGTTTACGTAATTTTAATATATTTTCCATGTATTCATAAAATCTTGTGTACGACAACGCATTAAAAGTAATAATAAATGTCAAACTATGTTTATCACTGTTTTGGAGATAGTCAGTTACGTTGGTGTATAGCATGTTAAAATCCATGCCATTGCGTATATATTCGGCTTGTTTTCCCCACGAGTCTAAACTGCAAAACAACATAAAGTGGTCAATTGCATTTTTTTCAGTGATTTTCTTCAATGATATCATGAACTTGTTCCACTGATTTCCGGGAGGACAGCAATTTGACGTTATAGATAGGTGTAAGTCCTCTTTAGGGTGCTCGAGTACATAATCAAACATTTTAAAGGTGTTTTTATCCATCAAAGGTTCACCACCAGTCATACGGAATGTATGTAGTGTTGGATATATCTGTGGTAACCATTCCCAAAATGCCAGCAAGTATGGATTGGATGGCCCATTGTCAATGTTGAGACTGTCCATCCATTTAATATCATTATGCCATCTATCTTTTAAAATGAAGGCTCCGTTGGTTTGAATATCATTGTGCCATGCTGTGCTAAGATGCGGACTACAATACGAGCACTTAAAATTACATGCTTGGTTGAAGTTTACTTCCACATAGCGTGGATTAGGGTTCTCAACAGTTAATGCTTCTTCAATAAGACCGGGCTCGTATACATCTTTGCTACGATAAGCACGATCACTTAGCTGGGTGCCGCTGTCTTCAATTTGCCAACAAAAGTTACATTCTGTAGGACGAGTTCCCTCAATCATTTGTCTACGTTGATCTTTTTTATACTTGGTGTTGTGTAATGCACTTACATCGATCACTACTTCTTCTAATGGTATGTGATGTGCTCTAGGATGATAACAACTGTGTGTCTTACCTGTAGGAATATGTATACTAACATTATACCACTTAGCAAGACAAAAGCTAGGGCTAACTTTATTCAGTTCTTTGTATACATATTCTGCGTCGGCAAGATAACGAGATTCATACCTACCATTAATCTCTTTAAGTTCATTACCTTTTATATTACGATTATATTCCACTAAACTGTTCCTGTAACCAATCAAAGTCATTAATTTTATTAAGAGCTTCTGAATTATTTTTGTTAGTTTCGCCGTACTGTCTGCCTGCTTGAGCTCCTTCGATTGCATATGTACCAAAAGGTTTTTCAGCTCCAACAGAGCACCATGTATCTAACCGTAGTTTAGTTTCTTCTTCGTACTGCCTTTCAATACTTCGACTAGATAGTTTGCAACATTCTCTAAAGGCTGATCTCCATGTAGCAAATTCGTCAGTGTTAAAAGAGTTAGTATTGGATACAGTATCCATGGCTTTAAACTTTTTAGATATACTAGTTGTCATATCCGAAGTATTAATATTCATATCTAATGTTAGTTGTCTTGGTAATAATTTAACACCACCATTACCGTATTCTAAATTATTAATAGGATTAATACTTTTCCAAACATGAACACAATCGATGTCATAACTTGACATCACTGTATTGAAACTAAAATTATCTTCGATTATTGCATCGCCGTCGACGATCCATATCATATCAGTATTACATATGCTTGCTGCTTTAATATGTGCATTGTGAATTCCTTTTACACCATGAATTCGTTTAGCCCTCGTACATATGCCTGTTAATTTCTTATAGTTTTCGTCGGCGTTGGGTTCGTTGTAAGATATAAAAACAACATCATATAATCTATGTTCCGATACTAGCTGATTGTGTTCTTTCTTTTCTATCAAAAATCTATGTTTAAATTCTCGTTGACTAATGATTTTGTTTTTAGATAATAATACTAGCCCGTTAGTATAAATTTCGTTGCCGTTAAACAAATGTTTAAATGAGTGATTTTCTGCGCGATCATGATCATACTTACCATCGTTGGGTTCGAAGTATAGATCAAACACAGATTCGTCTGTAATATTAATTTCAGGCCATACACCCCAGAATAAAGGTTGTGATTCTTTCTTTAAGATATCTAAATACCCGTCATATGATGAAAGAACATATCTATTATATCTATAACGACTAACAACTACTGCGTGTTCTTTTTTGTCTATTAAATATCTACGGTTAAATTCTTTTTGCGAAATAACTTTTTCTTTTGAGAATAAAACTAGCCCACACAAATATGTTTCTTTATCATTGCATAGATTTTTAAACACGTGATTTTCTTTTCTATCATGATCATACTTGCCATCGTTGGGATCAAAATATAGATCAAAAACAGTGTCATCAATAATATCAATTTCAGGCCATATACCCCAAAACATTGGCTGCGTTTCTGTTTCTAAAATATTCTTGTAATCATCATAGGATGTAATATCATAACGACTGTATCTATATCTACTAACTATAAGATTGTGTTCTTTTTTATCTATTAAGTATTTTCTATCAAACTCTTTTTTAGATATAACTTTGGATTTAGAAAATAATGTAAGACCGCTTTGGTAGGATTCTGTATCATTGCATAAATTTTTAAACACGTGATTTTCAGATCGATCATAATCCAAGGATCCATCATTGGGATCAAAGTATAGATCAAAAATTGTATTATCCAAGATTTCTGTGTTTGGCCATTGGCACCAAAACATTTGTTGTTTTTCAGTGTTAACAATATCTAAATATTCAGTGTGCGAATTGATTGTATGAACAGGATACTGATACTTGCTAACAACGGCATCATGTTCTTTTTTATCAACAGCATATTGTTTGTTAAATTCACGCTCCGACAAAGATTTATATTTGCTACAAAGAATTACACCACTGAGGTATGACGTGTTATCGTTGCACAAGTTTTTAAATACGTGATTTTCTCTGCGATCGTAACTGTTATGGTGACTAAAATATAAATCAAAGACTGTATAATCAATAACAGTAACCTCAGGCCATACTACCCAAAACATTTCATCTGTGATTTCTTGGTATTCTTTAAACGTTGAAGGGTGGTATTTGGTATATTGTTTTGGTTTACTAGCAACGATGTCTATTTCTTTTTTAGCCGTAAAAAATCTATGATGAAATTCTCGTTGAGAAATAGTTAATGCTTTAGGAAATAGACAAATGCCATCATAATGTTCGCTGTTTCTAAACACATGAACATACATGTCGTCCCACTTGGTAACTGTGTAGTCTAGCAAATTAAATGACGTTAACTCTACATCGTCCCAGATAACCCAAAACATTTTTGTAAAAGATTTAGATTGTATTTCTTTGTATGATTGTATGTTTGTGAGTTGTTGAGCAAGAGGATACTTAGACTTTATTGTTGTCCAGTCTTCGTTGTTTCCATTATTTTTCGAAACATAAAAAATGTCATACATTTGCAGGCACCGGCATTTTAAAATAGGTGTCGTTTAAATTCATTGTTTCATGATACAAATCTAAAGTAAATTTGCTTTGCTGTGCATCGAGAAACGGCCAATCTAATCCTAGACCCATTTTTATTTTTTCGCCTAAATTTTTAATCTCATCTATGAGACCGTCGCTGTTCACATCTTCATATGGTTTACCATATTGAAAATAGATGTCTCTAAGGATTTCAAAATCTCGAACATCAACATAATTCCACTGTGTGCAGTTGGCCATCCATGTTCCTAATCTAGCACCGTAGACCGCATAGATTCCGTTTTCTTCATGGGCACCAACTGTTGACCACATGCGTAGTCTGTGAATATTGTGCCACCATATACGCTCTTTGATTTCCATAGGAGGAACTTTGACACCGTCAAGTAATGTCATTTTAACACCCTCACGAAATCCTGCTCTCCATGCTTGGAATGGTGAACCTGTAATAACGCTTTCACTAAACGTCAATGGAAAATTTCTATATCCATCCTCCCAACAAAAATCTACCTGGCCACGATCACTGTTGGAATTTTCATGTGTCTTCATGTTAAGAACAAAGTCCTTGCGCCAGATTTTTAATCCACCATTGCCATATCGAAGACCGTTGATTGCGTTACGGCCACACCATCCATAGACCTGTATCTTGGGATCACTCATGTCGAGGTCGATGTTAAAAAATCTAGGATCTACAATGTTGTCTGCATCAACAGTGATAAACCAATCTGTTTCGCTGACCTCTGCAGCGGCTTTATGGGCGTGGTCAGATCCTTTAACTCCGTGGATACGTTTCGCCCAAGGAACTTTATTACACAAGTCTGCATAATGCATATCAGCGTTAGGCTCGTCGTAACTTAAAAAAACTACATCAAACTCAATTATTTTCATTTATATTCAATCACATAATTTTTAAATAGGCGTCTTGTATACACACTAAACTTATCATATTCTATGTTTTTAATTGTTACATTATGACCTACTAGTTCATTTATTTTAACAGAAAACATCTGAAAAATCAAGTTGGGATCGTTGTAATCGGTGATTAAAAAATCCATATCGGTGGAGCCGTCCCAAATAAATCTTCTTGTTCCGATGCTGCCTTTGTGTTTTTTAGTTCCACCGTATTCTGTAGATAATTGAATTTTCAAATATTTGCTTTTTGAATTGTATGTTAGATGCATGTCCGATTTAGATTCTTCCGAATATTTGATATCAGAAATCCTGTGCAACACATCATCTAATTTCTTTAGTGTCTTTTTTTCAGCTATCTCTAACTGTCCCGACTCTACATTTATTAGACAGTTGTGTATCTGTATTTCAGCTGTGATTATGGATTCAGCCATTTCTTGTGATATCTGCACTATATGTTTTTGATCTGCAAAAGCATGATCTGGTCCTACGCTGATCACTTGACCTGTGTCTGGATCAAACACCGCCACATACTGTGTGATTGGTGGCTTGTGTTCTCTCAGCCATTTGTCAAAATCTTCTATAGTTTCCATGCTTTGGTCTCCAAGATATGTATGCACTCTTCTGTGATTAAATTTTTCTCTACGTAATGCACAATATCATTCTGTTGAAAATTTCCTATCTTTAATCTAGCATCTGCATTGAGATAAAATCCCACATGGTCGCTCCAGGTGTCAGCAGGCCAAGGCCAGTTTTGCAGCATTGGTTTCATATGCACTACTCGAGGAAAGGGTAAATCGTATGCAATATCGTCAGTGATGTCTAGTATTTTAGCAGACAGTGCAAATGCTTCATCTGTGCCAATCACCTTGGGTCTATGTTCATTTAAAAACTGATTGGTGAATTCACTGGGATTTTTTAAAATCTGTCGACCCAGTTCAAAAAATTCTTGGCATAGCACAGATCCTTTAGAGAAAAAAGTCCACATAGAGTATAAATCCGGTAGGTAATTTCTGTCAAAAGTTTTTCTATATGTGCGATTTGTGATTAATTCACCCCTATAGGTGTAGACCTGATTGGCCACATGTAATTCGCTGTTGGCAATAAAATAATCAATCCAATGACTGTAATCTCTCAGGAATAACATGTCGGCATCAAGGCACACTGTGTGATCAAACGGAGACAGTTGGTCCATCCATGATCTACCATCCCAATATTTCTCTTGGTCCCATTCAATCACTGTGTCAAACACCCACGGACTTGTTAATTTCTCAAGTGATTCTTTGTTGTCAATTACCAATGCTACCCTGTCATAACCTGGTTTTTGTGTGGTTTTTATGCTCAGAGCTAGAGCATAGGCGCACTTGAGATAATCAATGTCATCATTGTGTGCCACAAACAGCAGATACCCAAAATTCATATCAACTCCATTAACTGTTGCTGGTGTCTCAATATACTTTGTTTATTCATCACATGTATGTCGACCCCAGTCACAGATGCTGCACAATATGTAGCATCCAATCGATGATCAATCAAGAATGTTAATTTGTCCTTGTCGACCGCTGTGAGTATATCTTTGTCCATCACTGATAACACAGGCGGCAGTGTTGGTGTGTGCATGTTCTCAAATCCATCTAGCATGTGTTTAGCAACACTAAACGCTATGTCATTTCTATACTGTCTGTGATCGAATCTAAAGACATCAGCATAATGCTTGTAATTTTCTTTGATAAGATTCACAGTGTCAAAAAACAATTTCGATTGTGGGTTTTTCGTGAACATCACCGTGGTTGCCCAATACATTTTACAACTGGTTTCACAGACATATCTATCAAGATATCCTAATCTATCGTTGCTGTAGATATCGTTGATCGAATCACCTATCATTACGTCAGCATCTACGTTCCAATATTTGTCTAGATTATCACTGAATATTAAAAAATCACTATCTATCAGCAGTGTTCTATCATAGGGTGTAAGATCCCATACCGAGTGTCTATTGGTATTACAAAATGGTATTTTTTTATTGATCACTCCGTCGTGTAATCCACGTTGATTATCGGTAACAGGTTTATCTACAATTATAACATGCTCGAATACTGTTTCAACCTGCTGCCATGTGTGTGATTTGAGCAACCATTCCTTGGTGCTGTGATCGGTGACCAATGACACTGGTACTCGGAGGTGCTTTTTTGCAAGCCCGCCACTGATCACTGCTAACAATCCGTAGTCTACCTCACGATTGTTGTGTGCGAAAATTAAAATTCCATTGGTCATTGTGAAATAAGTTTTTCTACAGATCTAGATTTCTTGATCTTGTCAAATTCTTGAAAATATTCATTGGTGACTTCAAAATATCTGCTGAAGATTTCATCACGAAACACTTCTAGATTTTCTATCAATATGGGATTTTCGTTGCTGTCTAACAGCACTATTCCAGAAACTCTGCCTTTGGCACACAACATTTCAACAAATGTCAACAGGTTTCTATCAATAGCAAACAGGCCGCCAGAGAAACCATACATCAGTTTGGCAGCTGTGCGTTCTTTGAGAATTTTTTTGTGGATTGAAAAAGTCTGCTGATAATTGGCAAAATCCAATACCGCTTTCAACTGTTCGTTCATGAGTTCTCCTTGATAAACTGCGTAGTTTATTTATAGAGAACTATGTGGTATGAAATAAATTACGAGCCAGTGACGGCGCTGATTGCAATTGTAGGTTGAGTTACTGCGAATGCTGCGCTGCTAGGAACCATGATACCTGTGGCAAACAGTGTAGAAACACTCACTGTGAGGGTGCCATCTATGTCATCACCCGGGGCTGGATTGGGACTAAATCCTGCTCCCGAGTCGGTATATCCATCTGTGAACAATACTCGTATTTCACCGCTGGCGGCTGTGCCTCCGCTATTTGAAGGCACATCAACGCATCTGGCTTGTAGGCGATAGTTGTTAGATCCATAAGGACTGCTGGCTGTGGCTGTGTAAAATGTTTGAAAAGTGCTGGTGGTTCTATACCAATTGGTTCCATCGTTGGGGGTGGTGCCTGTGTTAGGTACATCACCCCCAAAGTTCTGTGTGCCTGCGGCACTGAGAATAGTTGTCCAACTGGTGTTTTGAGCAGTTCCTGCTCCGCCGGTTCGACTAGCACTGATCCTAATTTTACCACCACTGTTGAACCAATATCTAGCATCATTGGCGTTACCCCAATACAGCTGTATAACACATTGGCATTGACTAACCCATGCTGTGGTTTTACTTGATGTGGTCACCGCGGTGGTAGCTGACTCACTACCAGCCACTGTGAATCTGGCACCAGTTATTATGTCTGCCCAATGATCATACTGTCGTTGAGGTACATCCAGTGTGCCGGTATCTGGTGTAATACTTGTAGTGTAGCGTATTGTTTGATTTTCGGATACCACAGCTGTGGTCGGATTAGATCCGTTGATGTGCTTGTAGGCGTTGATGATGTCAAATCGTAGATTTGCCCACTCATTGATAGTGACTTTGGTGCCTTCTGCCACAGCCGT